ATAAATTCATTCCTGATGCTGACACCAAACAAAGAATTGCACATGAAATTGCTACAATGTCTGAAAAGCATATACACGAAATTGCTAAGGCACAAATATCTGTAAACAAAGAAGAAGCTAAAGGTAACTGGTTTCAATCATCTTGGAGACCAGCAACAGCTTGGGTGTGTGTTGCAGGTTTTGCAGTCAACTTTCTTATTAGTCCTTTATTAGCACCATTTGGCATTGATGTTCCTCAAGCAGATACATCAACTATGTTACCTGTATTAATGGGTATGTTAGGACTTGGTGGGATGAGGAGCTTTGAGAGAATTAAGGGCGTAGGCAAATGAGTGAACTAGCTAAAGTTGATGATAAATCAAGTTTAAATATATCCCTTAGTTATCTTTTACAAATTATAGGTGTTATAGCTGTAGCTGTTTGGGGTTATGCACATACAACTGAAAGGATAGACTTTAATCTAAGAGAGACACAAAACCTAAGAGCTAATCAAAATAAATATTTATTTCCTGACATAAGAAGATTAGAAGAACAAGTGATAAAATTAGAAAAAGAGGTTATTATTTTAAGAACAGAATTAGAAGCATATAAGAAACAAAATGCAAATAATAAATAAAATAAAAAATACTGAGTTCTATCAAAACTGGGCAAAAGCATTTGCTATTTGTTATCCAATGATGGTTGAAGGTGATTTATCAGCATTAACTTTTACACATTTTTGGAAAGCTAATGTAACTGGTATTATTGCAGCTACTTTAGCTTCACTAACCAAGAAATCTTGGTATCAAAGTTTTATGCAACATAAATATTCACCAGCAATTATTTTAGGTGTCTGCACGTTTATAGCAGATTTATTAGTACATCCAACTCACTTTGGAGCATTTTGGACTGAAGCTCTAGCAACAGGAGTTGGTGCTAGTTTACTATCAGCATTTTTTATCTATAAACCATTAGGAAAATAATGTACGACAATATCAAAGAAATGCTAATTAAGAATGAAGGATTATGTCTTAACTTGTATAAATGCAGCTTAGACTACAACACAATTGGCGTAGGTCGTTGCTTGGATAAGAATGGTATATCAGAAGATGAAGCTATGTATCTTTTAGAGAATGATATAGAAAGAGTGATAGCTAGCTTAGATAAAAATTGGAGCGTATGGAGACAGCTACCAATCCCCTGTCAGGAAGTTGCAATTGATTGTACGTTTCAAATGGGTATTACTGGTTGGATGAATTTTAGAAGAACAAGAGCATTAATGGAAATGGGTGCTTATCTTGAAGCATCAGAAGAGATTTTGCGAAGTCGTTATAATCAACAAACCCCAGCAAGATGTGCTAGGAATTCAAGAAAACTAGCTCTATGTCAAAATGCCAAGAAAAACATCAGACCAACATCAAGCTAATTCAAGACTTGGTGCTTTAGGAGAATCATTAGTTCAAACTTTCCTGCTTGAATACGCTGACTTTTGTTATCCCACCCAAGAAAAACATCCTGCTGATTTGCTGACTGAATTTGGTCGGTCAAAATATACAGTGCAAGTAAAAAGCAGAAGGGCTACTAAAGAAAAGAAGTTTATCTTTGCTGCTGAAACTTCAAGGTCAATGTCTGAAACTTATAGAAACTATCATTGCGATATATTAGCTTTTGTATTCTTTGATGGAGAAGAAAAGCGAATCATGTTCAAAGCAAACACATCATCACAAAACTATTTTACTTTTGATAATAAAGTTATCACTGAATCTATGGAATTAGATTCTCTTAAAGAAACACTAGACAATCTAAGTTCAGTACCAGTTCTAAATCCTATAATTTAATACATAAATAATTCTTTACATTTATATACATATATATATAATGGGAGTATGTTAATTAAAAATAAGGAGTTAAATAACATGACAAATAAAGTAAATTGTAATAAATGCAATAAAAAATTCAAACTAGGCAAACCAAAAGCCTATCGTTATTTTTGGGATAATAAGTGGGAGTTTTATGAATGTGGTGGCTCACAATTTTGGGACGCAGATTATACAATCCCACCTAAACATTATTGCAGCGAATGCCACACCGGTGGGGATGAGGGTATACCATATAAGAATTAAAACTTAAGGAGCAAGTATTATGACTAGATACACACTACAAGTTCAACTACCTAGCTTAGGCTGGGTGGTTGCTATCAAGACTAGCGACTTATTCTACATGGCTAGGAAGAGAGCTAGATTAATTGCTCAAGGGCATAAGGTTAAATTAACTAAGGAGAAGAAGTAATGTTAGGCGTAGGGAAAACAGGTAAAGGCAATCAAACAACTAAAGCTGACTATATAAATAGTTTAGCTAAAATTGTTGGAAACAATCGTGAACTACATGATGCTCTTAAAAGAAGAGAGGGTGAGCATTATGAGTTCTTGAAATCAATATTTTATACACAATGGTCTCCTAGTTTCTTTGAGAGAATAGTTGATGCATATTTAGAGGAGAGTAAATAATGAACCTAATGTGCAATACCAAACATGGTGCTATTGAATGGAGATGGAAAGATTCAGGTCAACCATCTCCTGAATACAAATCATTGAATCATCAATGGTGGATTCCTAAGAAGTCTGAGTTTGAATTAGTAACTAAAGTTGATGCTTCTATCAAACAAGAAATCAAAGATGAGATTTGGGAAGATATGCAATCTGATTTTGAGTATCAGAAAAGCATTTATAAGATTCATAAATTAAATTTAAAGGAGAAGAAATAATGGACTATCAATTATTAATATTAGTAGCTGCTGTAGCTTACCTATCTTATGGTGCTGCACTTTTAATCAACGACAGGAACAATAGAAAATGAATGTAACATTTAATTTATTAGGTGGTGGTGAATTAAATATACCACCAAGAGCAATCAGTGGTTTCTATAAAGACCAGTTCACCAGTGAAGTTATTGTTGAAGTTGGTAAAGATGAATACAAGGTCAGGGATTCACTAGATGAAGTTAAATATATTTTAGGAATAGCAAGATGAAAAGTGCAAGTGAAATAAAAAAAGCTAGAAGTATTATTACCAATGAAGTTAATGAATACTTAGATGTTGGTGCTACAAAAATTAGTACATATAAAGCTATAGGAGAAAAATATGAAATTGACTGGAAAGGATTTAAAAATTTCATTGAAAAAAAGGTAACTGGATTTCAGGTATTACAAAAATATGCTCAAAAAATATTGGAGTACAAAGAATGAAAATAGAATCACTAAAGAAGTTTGAATCTAAGCAAAAAGGTCAGGCTCTTATTTATAAAGATATACCCAATCAGGACTATCATGCTGGCGTAGGAGTTAGCTCTAGTTACATCAGAAGGTTTGGTCAGTCTCAGCTTCATGCTGTTGAGCATAAGCAAGAGGAATCACCAGCATTAAAGTTTGGAACAGCAGCTCATGCTTTATTAGTAGAAGGACAAGAAGCATTTGATAAAGAGGTCAAAGTAATTACAGGTTCTCCATATACTAAAGCATATAAAGAAGAGAAGGCTGAATATGAAGAAGCTGGTTATATAGTTCTTAAAGAAGATGATGCAAAAGTTATACAAGGCATGAAGGACAATATGATATATGAGGGTAATGCTTATCTAAATGCAAAGGGCAAGATAGCAGAAGCAAGTATTTACTGGTATGAAGATGATGTGCTTTGTAAATGCAGACCTGATTTAATGTGTCCACCTTTAGATGCACCTAATTCAGATAATAAGATTGTGATAGTAGATTATAAGACTACACAATCATGCGAACCTTATGCTTTTAGTAATTCAGTTAAGAAGTACAGCTACGACTTACAAGCATCATTTTATAGAAGAGGGATGGAGATGGCAGGATATGAAGTCACTGATTTCTTATTCATAGCTCAAGAGAAAGTACATCCTTATGCATCTAAGGTATTTAGAATCACAAAAGAACAAATGGATTATGGCTGGACTATGATGGAGAGATATCTGAATGATTATAAAGAATATCAAAAAGGTAAACCTCTTAGTATTTACAATAGTCCTAATGTTGTGGATTTGGTGTTGTAAGTAAGGGCAAATAGATATATGAGAGTATTTAGATTTATGGAGAGTTTATCAATTGCCCTTGAGATTAGTATAAGGGTTTTTGGAGAAGTAGGTAATAAAGTTCTAGCTTTATTATCAAATTAATATTAATATAAAAAACGGAGAGTCATTATGGACGAAAAAACAAAAAAGGCACTTTGGATTCCTGAAGAATTACATAAGGATATCAAAATCTTTGCCATCAAAAATAATATGAACATTGAATCTGCTACTCAGTTGATACTGAAGCTAGGCATGGTTTCCTATAAGGAGAATAATCATGGGTCAGCATAAAGCAAAAGTAGAGCAACGTAGAAAAGAACTAGAGCAAGAAAAACTAGATAAGCAAATCAAAACATATTATTTTCAAAAAGGTGCTGGTAAGCATTACAGGGAAATAACTTATATGAGTGGCAAAGTAGTAAGGACTGAGTTTAATGCTTGAGTGGATTCTATATTTTATTGCAGGAATATTTGGATTAGTATTTATAGGAATCATTTTAAGTGTATTAGCATTTATATATGTAATTAGAGAGTTAGATTAATGGTAAACAGTAGAAATAAAGGTGCAGCTTTTGAGAGAGTTATAGTTAATAAACTTAATGCAGTTTTAGAAGAAAAGGGTTTAGATGAGAGAGTAAAAAGAAATCTTGACCAATATCAAACTAAGGGTATGGCTGACATTTATTTTAGAAACTTTGCTATTGAATGTAAGAGATATAAGAACAATGGCAAGCAAAACATTTACAAGAACGAATGGTGGCAACAAGCAGTAGATAGTGCTGGTGATAACTTGATACCTATATTGATATACAAGTTTGATAGAAGAAGCATTATGACTGTTGTGCCACTATTTTTAATGAACAACTTTGATAAAGCTAATTGGGAATGCACATATATGTGTCCTTTATCAGATATATGTGAAAGGTTAGATGAAATCATACAAAGAGCAGATGGATTTAAACAGCTACCTGCTTGAGCAGGACTTTGAAGATTATTGTAGGTTCGCCTATGAAAAAATTCAGAATGCCTGTAGCTTTCTCGGAATTTATAATGACGAGGATTATGAAAGTTTTAAGGAAAGGTGTTATACCCAACTTGAAGCTGATTATTTAAACAGTATTGAGAAAACAATACATTAATATGGAGAATTAATATGGTAGACATATTGGGTGGGATGAGTAATCCCAACAGTGAGAGTCAGCAAGTTTATCTTGCTTTCAAAACTGCTCAACAGAAGTTCTTTTTAAATGGAGATACTGAAATTGAGTTGAAGTTCTTGCAATTAGACCCTGCAACTTTTAAAAGTGGCTGGGGAAGATATGCAGGAGAATATCAATATCAATGGGATGCTAAGTTTGGTGTTGCAGAACCTAAACCAGCAGACGATTGGAAAAGAGCATTTAGTTGTTGTGTTATGCCACACGGACATGACCATGCACTTATTTGGAGTAGATTCACGTTTGCTGAATCAAGTGCTTTTAATAAGATACTAAGTAGCTTTTGGAATCAAATGGATGCTAATAGTGATTCTTTACCTGTTGTTGAATACAAGGGTTCAAAAGAAATACAGGTTGGCATGGGTAGGTCAAGTGAGCTTAGCTTTCAGTTTACTAAGTTTGCACCTAGATTTGATAACTTTGTGATACCACCATTTTATGATAATGATGGTGATGCAAATGCAGACGATGGATTTAAAAGTCCTAATGATGGTTTATCTGATTTAGTTAATAAACAGGTAAACGATAGCAACGATTTACTGACAGATGAAGATATACCATTCTGATGCAGTCAGTAGATTGGCAAAGAATTGCACCTGAAGTTGCATTACAACTACTAGGTGAGCCTAGTTCTAAAAAGTCACATGAATGGCGATATGGAACTCATGGTTCACTAGTAGTTAATATTGATGCTGGAACTTGGTGGGATTTTGAAAACGATTTAGGTGGTGGATTAATAGATTTAATCAAACATATGAATCAAGATGTCAATACAGTTTTAAAACAGTTTGGTTATGACTTAGCATTACAATCTAATGACTCCTTATTAAGCGGTTTTTCCCCTTTAAAAACAAAGACCGCAAGTAGTGCTAAGTCATTCTCTAGACAGCAGATGATTGACCTTTACAAGCAAGCAGTTGTGAAGGTCAAGTATGCTGACAACTTTATGGTTTTAAGATTCCCTGAAGGACATTTTATTAAGCAAAAATACGCACCATTTACCCTGAATCCTGATAGCAGTTGGTCTATGAAGCGACCTGAAGGCTCTCTACCTATTTATTACACAAATAAGTACCCTGACAAGGCTATTATCATAAATGAAGGTGAGAAGGCTCTACGTGGCTGTGAAGCGATTTATGAGGGTGATAGCTGTACTTGGCATGGTGGAGTTAATGCTTGGCAAAAAGCAGATTGGAGTCCTATATATGGAAGAGAAGTAGTTATATTTCCTGACAATGATGAAGCAGGAATGAAATGTGCAAATGATTTATCTAAGTATTTAAAAGAAAATAACTGCAAAGTTAAGGTGATACAACCACCAGCAGATTTTAATGAAAAAGATGATTTATATGATGCATACGAATCAGGTTATTTTAAAAGTTCAAAGGAGTTAGAAGATTACATAAAGAAAAGCGAAGTAGAACGACCAAAGGGTGCTTTATATTTCCAAACAGTCAATGAGATTATGGAAAAGATGACTGAGCCTGACTGGTTAGTAGACAGATGTATAGAAAGAGCTACAGTTACAAGTATTTATGGAGCACCTAAAAGTGGTAAGTCGTTTATAGCTATTGCTATGGCTTGCTCTATTGCATCAGGTAAAGATTTTTATGGATTTGATACTAAACCATCTACAGTGCTTTATTTGGCTGGTGAAGGTCATACTGCTGTTGCTAGACGTATTAAGAGTTATGAGCAGTTCTATAGCAGAAGTTTATCTGAAGCACCATTATTAATATCTAATAGAGGTTCAAGAATAGGTGATGATGCTGAATTTGCTATGTTGCAAGAAGTTTGCAGAGACATAGAAAGAGAGCATGGGAATGTAGGCATGATTATTGTTGATACTCTTGCTAGAAACTATGGGCTCAATGAAAACAGCACTGAGGATATGAACAAATTTATACAGCGTATTGACGAGCTTAAAGAAGAATTTCAAGCATCTATGGTTATTGTGCATCATACAGGTCATGGTTCTAATGGTAGAGCAAGAGGTAGCTCAGTATTACCAGCAGCTCTTGATTATGAATTTAGAGTCGATAGAGATAAGAACAGCGATGATAAAGCTATGCTTGTTACTTTGAAGCAAACATTAGTTAAGGATGGTACGCCTATTGATGACCTTTATTTCCAATTTAAAGAACTTACATTATATGGATATGAAGGTGTTACTTCAGGCGTATTGGCATTAACTGATGAATCTCCTAAAAAGATAGGTATATCAAAAGCTAGAGAAGCTACAATAAAAGCTATTGAGAAGATACAAAAAGAAAAAGCACCAAATGACCCTGTTAGTTATTGGGTGAAATATACTATTCTTTTGAATGAGATGGAGATTAATGATAGTACTTTAAAGACAAGACTTAGAGATTTGAAAGACCATGAGCTAGTTCACTATAAAGAAGGATATGGTTATCAGTCTAAAAACTTAGATAAGGAGATATTTAAAAATGATGATAACTATTAATATGGTTTGGTTTAGGTTTGGTTTAGGTTTGGTTTTGGTTTGGTTTTTTAGCAAAATCATCAAAAAGTTGGTTGGTTTGGTTTGTATTTCTAATACAACCAACCCAAACCACTATGAGATTCGAGTATTATGACCAAACCAATAAAAACATATTTAGATGAAACTTTAGAGCAAAAGTTAAAAGAATTAAGAACTTATGAAGTTGATACTTATGTTAAGTGGGGTAATCGAAAACGTATCTTCAAAATGGTAGGTGTTAATTTTGAGATTAAGTTTTGTAGAGCAGAACAACTACTAAAAGAATCTTTACAAAACGATTCTACTCAAAAGAAAGTAAAAATGGTTGAGATGATGATAAGAGCTTTTGAGCAATTAAATATCAAATGTGAAGAAAGTGGATATATACAAATACAACCTAATGCTAGATGTTTTAACTTTGATAATAAGACAGCTTTGATTTGTGATACTGATGCTGATAAACCTGTATTAGAAAAAATACACAAAGATGAAAAAGATATGGTGATATTTAGTGTAGAAGAATTATTAAGATGTTTGCCTAAAGATTTCATGCAAGCAAAAGTATTGCTATCTAAATTAGATAAGTCAGTTAATTTTCAGAAGGTTAATTATGTCTAAGTGGCATGGTGGTAAAGGTAGTAAACGTAGACCTGAAGATAAGAAGAAGATAGATGCTAATTGGGAAAAGATATTTGGTAAAAAGAAAAAGGAAAAGAAGAAATGAGCAATTTTTATAATAGAGATTTACCTTATGGTGAGGTTGGAGAATCAGTTGTTTTAGATTTAATTAAATTAAAACATCCTAAAGCATACAAGATTAAAGGTAATCATGCTGAGTTTGACATTATGATTCCTGAAACAAATAAAACAGTTGAAGTAAAACGAGATGCAAAAGCACATAAGACTGGTAATGTTTTTATTGAGACTAGATGTAATGGGCTTGATTCAGGTTTAAATATTACAACAGCAGACCATTGGGCATATATGATTAAAGATAAAATATATCTTATAGAACCAAGTAATATTCAGTTGTGTGTAGAACATAATGGTATACAAGAAACTCTTCATTATATTCAAGGCAAAGAAATTGATGCATATGTAATATCTTTAACATTTCTACAAAATTATTGTATAAAAATATATGACTTAACAGAGGAACAACTATGCCAATTAAACTAAAACCAAGTGCAAAGATTAGAGATAGAGCTACAGGTAAGACAAATACTGAGCATTACTATCTGAAGTGTATGACACTTAAAGAGCTAAATGATTACATTGAATCACCAAGTTCTAAGAAGAAGGTCATACAAAAATGTAAAAATGAAATAATAAGGAGAGAGAAATGAGCAATTATACAAATGCTCATGCATCAGAAATGTTAGCAAAATCAGAATTTTCTTTTAGAGGTTTTGAAATTTTAGAAACCCCTGAAAGTAGTATTCAAGATTTTGTAGTAAAGAATCTAGATAAATATTATGGTGTTCAGGTTAAATCATCAAAGTTTAATTTTGATAAAAATAGATATATTTTTGAATGCAGAAAAAGAAATTTTTCTAAAAGACAAGATGGTAGTAATGTTCTCGGTGATTGGAAACCATATCCTAAAAAAGAAATTGAATTTTTTGTATTAGTTGCTAGAGACATAAGAAAAAGTATTTTAATAAAAAATGAAGAGCAAATATTTAGAGCTAATTATGAAAAAGAAGAATTTATAAGATATTCAAATTTTACATGGGATTTATTAAGTAGTTATATAAATGATGATTCTGAAAACAAAATTAAAATTAATAAAAAAGTAATTGATTTATTTAATATGGAGAAGTAAATGAGTGACCAAGTAAACCATCCACCACATTACAACAAGGGTGGACTAGAATGTATTGACTATATCAAACAACAATTAGGCAGAGAATTTCCTGCATATCTTGAAGGTAATGCAATTAAATACTTGCATCGTCACAAATACAAAGATAGCAATATACAAGACTTACAGAAGTCTGTTTGGTATATTAATAAGTTAATAGAACATTACGAGAACTTATGAAGATAGATAAACAAAAATTAGAACAAAAGATTAAGGAAGGAAAATCATCACATGATATTGCTATGACTTATGACGTGCATCCATCTACTATCAGAAGAAAAGCTAAAGCATTAGGTCTAAAGTTTCAAACACAATCACATTGGAGAAAGGGATGACTGTAACAGTACAGATTAAATCTAATGAGAAAGAACTTAAAAAGAAGATGGGTTTGTTTCATAGAAAGAAACTTCCTATTGCAACTGCAAAGGCTATCAATGAAATTGGTGCAAAGGTTGTTAATGCTCAAAGAGCACAAATACAAAAGAAATTAGATAGACCTACTCCTTTTACAATTAAGTCAGTTGATATGCCTGAAAGATTTAGAGCTAAACCCAATGATTTATCTGCATTAATATTTATTAAAAAAATCGCACAAGATTATCTCAAGTATGTGTATCAAGGTGGTATAGAACGACCTAAGAAGTCTAAGATATTTGCACCTGTTACATCTGCTGGTGGTGAGAGATTAAACAAACATGGAAACTTGATTGGATTAAAAG